GCCCTGGCCCACGGTGGCTACAGGCAGGGTGCGAACCTGACCAGCAACCGCACCTCCCTGGACGCCATGTATCGCAGCAGCTGGGTCGTTGGCCGCATGGTGGACGTGGTGGCCGAGGACATGGTCCGTGGCGGCATCGACATCCAGGCCGAAATGCAGCCCGGCCAAGTGGACGGACTGTTGCGCTACATGCAGCGTATGGGCGTTGAGGCTCGGCTCTGCCACGCCATCAAATGGTCCCGGCTCTATGGTGGGGCCGTGGCCGTGATCCTGATAGACGGTGCGGACAGCGCGTCCCCCCTCAAGCTCGCCGACGTGGGGCAGGATTCTTTCCGGGGTCTCTTCGTTCTGGATAGGCATCAGGTCACTCCGAGTTCGCATGTGGTCAAGGACTTGGGGCCCATGCTCGGCTATCCCGAATACTACGAAGTCAACGACGCCCAAGGTCTTGGCACACTCAAATTCCATCATAGCCGCGTGATGCGCTTTGTGGGTGTGGAGCTGCCCTACCACGAGCGCCAGGCGGAACAAGGTTGGGGCGCGTCCGTGGTGGAGCGGGCCTATGACCGCATCCTGGCCCTGGACAGCGCGACCCATGGCGCGGCCAACATGATGCTCAAGTCATTTTTGAGGGTCATCCAAATCGAGGGCCTGCGCGAGATCCTTGCCGCCGGTGGGCAGGCCGAGAAGGCCCTGACCAAGATGTTCACCATGATCCGGCAGATGCAGACCAACGAAGGGATCACGCTGCTGGACGCCAAAGACACGTTCACGACGCACAACTGGACCTTCGCCGGGGTCTACGATGCGCTCCAGGCCTTTGCCGAGCAAATCTCCGGGGCCTCGGGAATTCCACTGGTGCGTCTGCTGGGGCAAAGCCCCAAGGGGTTCTCCACCGGTGAGTCCGACCTACGCACCTATTACGACACCATCGCCACGGCCCAGGACGACGATCTGCGTCCGGCCCTGGAAAAACTGCTGCCCGTGATGGCCATGAGCCTGTGGGGCAACCCCTTGCCGGAGGGGACACAATTCGAGTTCGAGTCGCTGTGGCAGCCCACGGAAACGGACAAGTCCACCATCGCCACGCAGGATGCTCAGGCCGTGGCCGGATTGTACTCCGCAGGCTTGATCACCGAGGAGCAGTCCCTGGCCGAGCTGCGCGATGCAGGCCGCGTCACGGGCCGGTTCACCGGCATCCGCGACGAGGACATCAAGGCGGCAGAACAGATCGGCGCGTTAGCGCCAACTCTTGTCTCTGAGTCTGCCCCGTCTACTTCCTCGGAAGGTGGTGATCATACGCCACAGGAGATCAGTTTGAACGGTGCCCAAGTGGCGTCGATGATGCAGATTGTAACCAACGTCGCCCTCGGCACTCTGCCGCGAGCCAGCGGCATCCAAATGCTCGTGGATGCGTTCCCCGTCAGCGCCGGACAAGCCGAACTGATTATGGGTGAGGTCGGGCGTAGCTTCAGGCCTGCCGAGGCCGATGCATCATGACCTGGTCCCGTCTCTGGTCGTGGCAAGACATGACCGAAGCCAAGGCCGTGAACAAAGCTTGGCGTCCATCCAAAGCCGCCGAGCGGCGCTATGCCAAGCAATTACTCAGCGTGGCCGGGGAAGTCTCTGGGCTGCTGGGACAAGGACTTGACCCCAAGGAAGCCCAGCGCCGCCTCAAGGCCTACGGTGAGTCTTTGGATAAGTGGGCCGAACAAGCCGCCGCTAACATGATAGGCACAGCCAAGCTCCAAAACGAGCAGACCTGGCGCGCCGCCGCCCAGCGCATGGGTATCGATCTGAAGAGCTTCCTGGGTGTGGACATTCAGGAGGCCGTTCAGGCCCGCGTGGAGCAGAACATCCTGCTCATCAAATCCATCCCCTTCCATGCGGCGCAGCGTGTGGGCGAGCTGGCCCAGCAGGCGGTGGCCGAAGGCACCCGCGCCCAGACCCTGGTCAAGCAGATTGCGGAACAGGGCAACGTGGCCATGAGCCGGGCGCGGACCATCGCCCTGACCGAGGTCAGCAAGGCCCAGACGGCGTTCACCCAGGCCCGAGCCCAAGGCGTGGGCAGCGAGGGGTACATCTGGCGCACCACCCGTGACGGCCAGCGTCGCAGCAGCCACGCCGCCATGGAGGGCCGGTTCGTGCACTGGGACAAACCACCCACCCTGGACGGCATGACCGGGCATGCGGGTGAGTTCCCCAACTGCCGTTGCTACTGCGAGCCCGTTGTGCCTGATTCCAAGGGCCAGGCCGTGACCGGCAGCCCGTTGCCCACAATGGAGCAGGAGACCGCCGCCGGGCGGATCGCTCCGCGCAGTCACTGGGAGAAACAGGATTTCAATCCTATTGTGCCGCATCAGCCTGGCGCGGCCCTGCACAACGTGGAGCACGCCGTGTTTGATCGGGGCAAGCTGGCGGACTATTCCATGAACTCCGACAGTGAAAGAGGCGCGAACAAGGCCCGCGTCTGGAAGACCGCCTTGGGCATGGACAAGCGCCACGCCCGGGAAGTGGAGCGCCAGGTCATGGCCGCCCTGGCCGACCATCCCGTCACCAACCGCCAGGTGAACCAGTTCGGCGAGAAATTCCGGGTAATTGTGCCTGTGACCGGCCCCAACGGACGCACCGTTGACGTGACCACCGCGTGGATATATGACAGGAACGAGAAAACCGGGAGCGTGAGCGCCAAGCCGCGCCTGACCACCTGCTATGTGAGATGACGAGATGAACGTTTTTGCCGAAACAGAATCGGTCCGCCTGAAGGAGACCGTCACCGCCCAGACCATCCTCGATGGCGAGATCCGCACCCTCGCGACCGGAACCGAGGGCACCATTGTGGACGTGTTGGGCGGCGGACGGGCCTTTGAGGTGGAGTTCATGATCGCCCCGCCCCGGTTCGACGACTGCGGCGAGGTGGTGCATGGCGGCGTCTGGCACATGATCACTCTTACCCCTCAACAAATCGAACCCGCCTGAAAACGCCCTCCAGGGCGTTTTCTTTTTTCATCCGGCCCCAGGCAAGGGACACCCGACAAAAAGCCTTTCCAGGGCGTTCATGAACCCTTTTGAACACCCCTGGGCATGACCACACGCCCCACCTGCCCCTACTCCGCGAGATGATCGCGGGGGACCCACTGAGCAATTAGTAAAGGTCTTTACAAGACCCCGGTCGCGCGCCTGGCGTAACCAGGGCCCATGCGCTTTTACACCCAGACCCAAATATCGAACCACATCGCCGAAACCCCCGAAGGGTTCCTGGTCTGTTTTGCTGTGCCCATCGCCCGTGTGGGCGTCATGGAATACGCGCCAGACCAGGTGCCGGTCGAGGCCGCCGAGAACGACTCTCTGGTACGCATAGAGCGCACCGAGGAAGACGTCTTTGCGCCCGAGGCCATGGCCTCGTTTGAAGGCAAGGCCGTGACCGTGGACCACCCAGGGGAGGATGTGACCCCAGCGACATGGAAGGAACTGGCCGTTGGCCATGCCCAGGACATTCGACGTGGGGCGGGCGAGAACTCCGATCTGCTGCTGGCCGATCTCGTCATTACGGACGAGCGGGCCATCACCCTGGTGCGCGGGGGGCTGCGGGAGATTTCCTGCGGCTATGACGCCGCCTATGAGCAGATCGCTCCTGGCCATGGGCGTCAAAGCCAAATCCGGGGCAACCACATCGCCCTGGTGCATCGCGCCCGGTGTGGGCCCAGGTGCCGAATCAACGACCAAAGCGAGGACAACATGACCAAAAGCAAGAAGCTGAGCTTCATGGACCGTCTGTTGGGCAAGCTCAACGACCCGACTGTCCGCAAGATGCTGGACGAAGTGGAAGAGGAAAAGCCCCAGGAAAAGCCCCAGACGCCCGCCAGCGACGAAGGCGAGGATCGCATTGCCGCCCTGGAGGCCAAGCTCGAGGAGCTGACCATCGAGGTGCGGCGCATCGCCGGGGCCATGGAGGACGAATCCGATCCCCCGAAGGAAGAGACTGCCGGGGACGAGGAGCAGCCTGTGGAGCCGGAGGTGCCTGCCAAGGCCACCGACAAAGCTGCCGTCCGCGACAAGGCCTTGGTGGCCAGGGTGGTGGATGCCGACACCAAAAAACGCGCCGAAGCCATGGTGCCCGGCCTGCGGGTGACCGACTCGGACAACCGCTGCGCCGTGCAGCGTGTGGCCCTGCGGTCCGTCACCCGGGACGAGGCGGTGTCCAGGGTTGTGAAAGCCGCCCTGCACGGTTCCACCCTGGACAACTGCGACTGCGTGACCCTGGACGCCGCGTTTGTGGCCGCCAGCGAGGTGGCCACCATCCGGCGCAACGCCGCCACGGCGGACGGCCTGGTCAAGGCCTCCGTGCGCGACTTCGGCAAGGCCGTGACCCCGGCGGACATCAACGCCGCCAACCGTAAATTCCACCACAAGGAGGGCTAGCATGAGCGTCATCTTAACCCGCATGCCCGCCGGTGTTCCCGGCGAGGTGACCCGTACCAATGGGGCGATCCTCGAGCCCGGCATCGTCGGTGCAGCCGACATCGCCCATGGCGCACCCGTCAAGCTCGCGGGCGACAAATTCGTCGCCCTGGAGAGCGGTGACACCGCCGCCGACCTCTACGGATTCCTGGCCCGGAGCTACCCGACCCAAGGCGGCGTGGGCACCCTGACGCCTGGCGTGGTCCCTGCGGGGTCCGTCTGCGACGTGCTGCGCAGCGGCTACATTCTGGTTCCGCTGGCCGTTGGCACCGCCGCCAAGGGCGACGCCGTGTACGTGCGCACCACGGTGGACACCGGCAAGGCCCTCTCCGACATCGAGGCCGGCACCGCCACGGGCAACGTGGCCATCAACGCCCAGTTCATGGGCGCAGCGGATGCCGACGGCAACGTCGAGATCTCCTACAACATCTAAGGAGGATCAATGCTTACCTACGATTCCCAAACCATCGATTCCTCCGGGGCCTTCCTGGTTGGTGAGTTGGAGCGCATGGACAAGACGCTCCACGAGCCCCTGGTCAGCGTGACCTGGAACAGGGACATCGACCTGCGCGAGGACGTGACCATCGCCGATGAGGCCAGCGCCTTCACCAACTCCGATTTCGGCGCTGTGGGCGGGGCCAAGGCCACCGGCAAGAACTGGATTGGCAGCAAGTCCACCGCCATCGCCGGAATCAACCTGAACATGAACAAGACCACCCAACCCATGCACCTCTGGGGCATGGAAGCGGCCTGGTCCATCCCGGAGCTGGTGCGCTCGCAGCAGCTGGGCCGCCCCGTGGACTCCCAGAAGCATCAGGGCCTGACCCTGAAACACAACATGGATGTGGACGAGCAGGTCTACATCGGCGACGCCGACAAGGGCTGCGTCGGCCTGGTCAACAACGCCAACATCACGCCCCTGGGTCTCTCCGCCATTTGGTCCGGGCTGACCCCCAAGCAGATCCTGGACGACATCAACGCGCTGATCAACGCCACCTGGGCGCAATCCGGCTTCGCCGTGTGCCCCGACAGCCTGCGCTTGCCTCCCGCCCAGTTCGGCCTGCTGACCAACCCGGTGACGGATGCGGGCAGCGAGTCGCTGCTGGCCTATGTGGCCAGGTCCTGCCTGTCGGCCAACATCAACGGCCGTCCCCTGGACATCAAGCCGCTGAAGTGGCTGGTCGGGCGCGGCGTGGCCAGCGCCAACCGGGCCGTGGCCTATTCCAAGAACCCGCTCTACGTCCGGTTCCCCATGGTTCCGTTGCAGCGCACCCCGCTGGAGCACAGGGGAATCCATCAGGTGACCACGTACTTCGGCACCATCGGCCAGGTCGAGTTCGTATACCCCGAGACCGTGGGTTACGCAGACGGCCTGTAGCCAAACAACATGGGCGGTCCGTGACCGGGCCGCCCTTCATCGAAGACATCAACCAAGAGGACAATACCGTGAGCGAAAACATCAAGATTGAAGTGCTCAAGCCGTTCAAAGTCCGGCTCCAGCCCGGCGACCCCATCAAGGAGTTCAGCCCCGGCAAGGCCGTCCTGACCCCCGAGGAACAAAAGCACTGGTTCATCAAGGGCTGCAAGAAGGAACGCTGGATTCCTGCGGACGGCGAGGACGAAGCGCCCGCCCAGGGAGCCGATCTGCAGGCCAGGATGCTGGCTGTGTTCCCCTCGCTGGTCGACACGGATCTGAAAACAGACGGCACCCCCACTGTGGCCGCTATGGAGAAGGCCCTGGGCGTGACCGTCAAGGCCGCTCAGGTGGCCGAGGCCTGGGCCATCTTCCAGCAGATGCAGGACAAGGAATAGCCATGGACGTTGCCGGATTCCGCGAGGCCTTCCCCAGCTTCACCCTGGCCCTGCATCCGGACGTTCGCGTGGCGTTTTGGCTTCGGGCGGCGGCCTTGCGGCTGCCGCCCGATCGCTGGGGCGACATGTTCGACGACGCCGTGGCTCTGTTCGTGGCTCACAATCTGACTATGGAAGCCGAGACCACCAAAGCCACGGACGGCACCGGCGGGGCCCAGGCCGCGCGCGGGCCGCTGGCGTCGGAGTCCAAGACCATTGGGCCGGTTGCCACCTCCAAGGCCTATGCGGGCACAGCCACCGCGCAGCCTGGGGCCGGGCACTGGAACGCCACCATCTACGGCCAGCAGCTGTACGAGCTGATCAAGCTCATCGGTGTGGGAGGCCTGCAGGTATGAAGTCCGGCATGAAGGTCGTGAAGAACAAACTGACGGACGTGGCGGGGGCGATGCGCCTGCTGACCCGTCAGTCCGTGCTGGTGGGCATCCCTGCCGACAAGGGCCGCAAAGCCGACGAGGACTCAGACCCCGTGACCAACGCGCAGCTGGGCTACATCCACGAATACGGCAGCCCTGCGAACAACCTTCCGGCCAGACCGTTTCTCATGCCGGGCATCAAAGCCGCCCACAAACAGATCGTGGAGCAACTGCGCGAGGCGGGCACGGCGGCCCTGGCTGGGAATGCGGCGGGCGTGAACAAGGCCTTGGAACGTGCCGGAATCGTCGGGCAGAACAGCGTGCGCGCCCAGTTCGTGGATAACGATTGGGACCCCTTGTCCGAGGCCACCCTGAACAAGCGGCCCCCGGTGGAGCGCAACGATAAGGGCAAGGCCCTGAAGCGTGGCAAGAGCCGCCAGGAACGCGGGGCGGTGAACCCGCTCATCGATACCGCGCAGTTGCGCAAAAGCATCACCTACGTGGTGGAGAAGTCATGACCATGGACCTTGCTGGCGTCATCACCGATCCGGACTTTTACAGGCCCTTCACCCTGATCCGTTCCGAGCGGACCGTGGACGACCACGGGCGCACCGTGCTGGCGACCACCAGCAGCGAGGCCTGGGGCGTGATCCTGCCCGCCACGGACAAGCAACTTGAGCGCCTGCCCGAGGGCGACAGGAACGCGGAAACCCTGGCTGTGTATTGCCTCCAGCTGCTCACGTCCGGCACGGCCACTTTGGCCGCCGACATGATCATCTGGCAAGGCGGTGACTACGAGATCTTCCAGGTGCAGGACTGGATGGCGGCAGCCGGATATTGCGTGGCCCTGATGCGCTCCACCTCCATGCAGGGCCGGGAGGTTCCATGAACACCTCCGCCACGCCGGGTTATTTGTCCCCCACCGGCGGGGTCATCAATCAGGATGACCTGGAGAATGTGCTGCAAGCGATGGTGGTCGGCGTGACCGGCCTGGCCCCGACGCTGGTGCGACCCCGCTGGCAGCCGAAGTCTCCCCACGAGCCTGAGCGCAGCGAGACCTGGTGCGCCATCGGGGTGACAAATTTCTTGGCCAGCGCCACGTCGGTGCAGCACGACGGTACGGGCGATGGCCAGGACGTGTTGACCACCTGGACGGACCTGGAGCTGCTGGCCAGCTTTTACGGCCCTGCCGCCCTGCAGACGGCCACCAGGCTGCGGGACGGCCTGATGCTGGAACAGAACCGGGCCGAGCTGCGCGGCCATGGCCTGGCGTTGATCGGAATTGAACCGCCACGCAACGTGCCGGAGCTTGTCCACGGGGCCTGGCTGGCCCGTGTGGACTTGCCGCTCGGCATGCAATGGGAAACACGCCAGACGTATGGCGTGCTCAACCTCACCTCCGCCAATGGGGTCATCGTGACCGACACCGGCGTGACCAGAGACATCTAGGAGAACATCATGGGAACCGGACTTTCCGTCAATCGTGTCGTCAATGTGTCCATCTTCATGTCGCCCGTCGCCGTGCCGCGCCGCAACTTCGGCGTGCTCTGCGTGGCTGGCGACTCGGACGTCATCACCGGGCTAGAGCGCCTTCGCTTCTATTCCTCCCTGGACGCCATCGCCGAGGACTTCGGCATGAGCGCTCCGGAGTACAAGGCCGCCGAACTGTTTTTTTCGCAGTCTCCCAAGCCCGCCATCCTGGCCGTTGGCCGCTGGATTCAGGAAGCCACGCCAGGCATCCTGCGCGGCGGCGTGGCCACCACGGAGCTGAGCTCCTGGACCGCCATCGTGGACGGGGCCTTTGCCATCGAGGTGGACGGGGTGGAAGCGGCGCTCACCGGGTTGGACTTTTCCGGCGTGTCCAATCTGAACGGCGTGGCCAGTGTGATCAATGCCGCCCTGGCCGGGGCCGGGCAGTCCGGCGCGACCTGCGCCTGGAATGGCTCCAAGTTCATCGTGACCACCGTGGCCACCGGCGCGGCAGCCTTCATGGGCTACGCCACCGCACCCGCGACGGGTACGGACGTGAGCGCCATGACCGGGCTGACCGAGGCCCTGGCCTATACCCCGGTGCCGGGTTACGCCGCTGAAACCCCTGCGGAATGCGCCGCCGGGTTGGCCGATGTCTCCGGCGAATGGTACGGGCTCATGTTCGCTACCACCGCCGCCATCAGCGATGACCAGCTGCTGGCCGTGGCGGCCTTCGTCGAGGGCACCGGCAAGAGCCGCGTCCTCGGCGTCACCGTGACAGACGCCCGAATCCTCTCCGGCACGTTCACCACGGATCTGGGATCGCGCCTGAAGGCGTTGGACTACGACCGCACCTTGGTGCAGTACAGCGCCAACCCCTTTGCCGTGGCCAGCCTGTTCGGGCGGGCCTTCACCGTCAACTTTAACGGCAACAAGACCACCATCACTCTCAAATTCAAGCAGCAACCCGGCATCGCCGCCGAGAACCTGACCGAAACCCAGGCCAAGACCCTGGCCGACAAGAACGTCAACGTGTTCGTGGCCTACGACAACGACACCGCCATCCTGCAGGAGGGCGTGGTCAGCTCCGGCGCTTTCTTCGACGAGATCCACGGCACGGACTGGCTGCAGAACGCCGTTCAGACCGAGGTTTACAACCTGCTCTATCAGTCCAAAACCAAGGTCCCGCAGACCGAGGCCGGGGTCAGCCGCATCATCGCGCGCATCGCCCAGGTCATGGAACAGGGTGTGACCAACGGCCTCATCGCGCCCGGCACCTGGAATGCCGACGGCTTCGGCCAACTCGTCGAGGGCGATTACCTGACCAAGGGCTACTACATCTATGCACAGCCCATCGTGGACCAGGCCCAGAGCGAGCGCGAACAGCGCAAGGCACCGCCCATCCAGTGCGCCGCCAAGCTGGCCGGGGCCATCCATTCCGTGGACATCCAGATCGACATCAACCGCTAGGAGGACATGACTCATGGGTAGCTACAGCTTTGCGGACGTCTCCGCAGTTATCGACGGGCCGGGCGGCAACTTCAGCATCAAGGACGGCACCGCCACCGAAGGCATCGGCATCGATCCGGTGAGCGATCAGTCCACCATGACCACCGGTGCCGACGGGAGCGCCATGCACTCCCTGTCCGCCGGGAGCGCCAGCTCGGTGACCCTGAGCCTGCTCAAGACCTCGCCGGTCAATGCGCAGCTCATGCAGATGTTCAAGTACCAGACTGCCAGCTCCGCCCGCCACGGCCAGAACGTGATCACCGTGCGCGACGCCGCGCGCGGCGACATCGTTATCTTGAGCGAGGTCGCTTTCAAGCGCCCGCCCGCGCTCAAGTACGCCGCTGAAGGCGGCCTCAACGAGTGGGCCCTGGACGCCGGAAAGACTGATTACACATTGGGAACCGGCACCGCCGAGGCGGAGGGCTAAATGAAGATTGAAATCAAAGGTCATGCCTACGTCATCGGCAAACTCTCGGCCATGAAGCAGTTCCATGTCATGCGGCGTCTAGCCGGGTTGCTGGCCGCCATGGCGGGTGCCGCCCAGGCGGGCTTTGCCAAGGGAGGAGCGCCCAAGGAAAAAGGCAAGGAATCGGCAGCAAGCCCACCGCCCTCGCCCCAGGTTGCGAACATGATGGCCCTTTTGGACGGCTCTCTGGACAGCATCCTTGAGCCTTTGGCGGATGCCCTGGCCAAGATGGACGACGCATCGGCGGAGTTCGTGATCTTCAGTTGCCTGGGCGTTGTGGAGCGCCAGCAGACCGGAGGCGGATTCTCCAAGGTCGCGGTCAATGGCCAGCTCATGTTCGAGGATATCGACATGGCCACCATGCTGACCCTGGTGGCCAAGGTGCTGCAGGAGAACCTGGCCGGTTTTTTCGGCGACCTGACCCTCGGGTTCCCCGGCGCGGCCCAGACGTAGCCTTCGAGGCTGTCGGCATGACCGATGGCGAGGACTGGCTGCTCAGACCGGTCATCGCCGGGTGCTGCCGCTACGAATCCCTGGTGGACGGCACCCTGAGCCTGGAGGACGTGATGCTCATGAACGAGGCCCTGGACGTGCAAACCGAGAACGAACGGCGATACCTGGACGCAAAGGAGCGCGAACGTGGGCGCTGAGGTACTCAAGGATTTCCTGACCCGACTGGGGTTCGAGGTGGACGAGGCCGGGGCGAAGAAGTTCAACTCCGCCCTGGCCACCGCGGGCACCCGCGCCGCCGCCTTTGGGGCGGCCATCCAGGCCATGGCCGTGGGCGCCTATGCCGCCATCTACAAGATCGCGGAGTCCAAGTCACAGTTGCTGGCCCTGGCAGACGCCGTGGACGTGCCCGTGGCCAGGCTGGAGGAGCTGGGGTTCGTGGCCGAGCAGACCGGAGCGTCCGCCGAAGCCCTGAACTCGTCCCTGGAAGGTTTGACCGAAGCCTTGGGCCAGGCCTCCATCGGTCAGGGTGGCCTGGAAACCTTCCACCGTCTGGGCATCAGCGTTCGTGACAGCAATGGGGAACTGCGCAACTCGGCGGACCTGTTGCTGGAGGTCGGCGAAAAACTCAACGGCATGGATACGGCAAAAGCGACCATGTTCCTGGGGCAGCTGGGGATCGATCGCAGCTTGGTGCGCATGCTGACCAGCGACGTCTCCGGCCTGCGCAAGACCTATCAGGACATGTACCAGGCCGTGGGCGTGGACTCGCAAAAAGCGGCGGAGGACAGCCGCGCCTTCGTGGGCGAAGTCAAGGCTCTTTACACCATGGTCAAATTGGTGGGCGACGGCCTGGCCGCCATCTTCGTAGGCCAAATGGGCGAGGACGTGGTGCGCTTTCGTAAGCTCATCCAGGAGAACGTGGGCAAGATCATCCCCGTGATCAAAACCATCGTTGAATGGGTGCTCAAGATCGGCAAGGTGTTCTTCACCCTGACCGCCCGGCTGGCTTCTTGGGTGGGCATGCTCATCGACTGGTTCAACAAGCTGGATTCCTCCACCCAGAATCTGATCCTGGGTGTTATGGGTTTCGCCGCCGCCTGGCGCTGGCTCAACCTCAGCTTTCTGATGACGCCGCTCGGAATGCTCCTCACTGGTTTTCTGGCCCTCTTGGCGCTCATAGACGACTTTATGGTCTGGAAGAGCGGCGGCAAGAGCCTGATCGATTGGGGCCCCTGGGCAGCCGACATTGAGACGATCATCGGGGCGCTTGGCCAGGTCATGACCGTCCTGGGCCAGCTCTGGGATATGGTCAAAGGCCCGTTGTTCGCAACCCTGCGAACCTGGGGGCAGCTTTTCATTTCCATCGTCGGCTCCATCCTGAGCGCCGTGACCAGCCTGGTGTCCGCCCTGATCAGCCTGTTCCAGGGTGACCTGGACGGGGCCATCAACGGGCTGGGCAAGGCTTTCGGGCACCTGCTCTCCATCGTCCAGGCCGTGGGTGAATACATCCTGAAGGTCTTTTCGTCCCTGGGCGAGACCATGGCCGGTGCGCTGGGTGGGATGGTTGACAAATTGGCCGGGCTGTTCGGCCTGGGCAATGACGACGACGGCGGGCATCGCGTACAATCCGGCCTCGCGCCCATCTTGGGCCCCGGATCGGCGTTGGCGGCGGCCTCCGCTGGAGGCGGAGCGTCCGGCACGACCCTCAACGCTTCCACGGTGATCAGGGTCGAGGGTGCGTCCAGCCCCGAGGCCACGGCCCGTCGCGTGGCCGGAGCACAGGACCGCGTAAACTCCGATCTGGTGCGTCATGCGCGCGGGGCGGCCCGATGAGCGTCCTGTCCAGCAGCTCCCAGCCAGTCTATGTCCGCCCGGTGCGCAGCATCGGCGGCGTCATCATGGACGTCACCGTGGAGGAAACCCACACCGACGAGCTGGAGATAACGGAGCACCCCGTACAGCAGGGCGCGTCCATTACGGACCACGCCTTCAAGCTGCCCAGCAGCGTTACCATCACCGCCGGAGCCTCCGATGCCGGAGGCAATGACGGCGGCGACAAGCGCTCCGTGGAGGTCTACGAGGCCCTGCTGAAGCTGCAGGGTTCACGGGAACCCTTTGACCTGGTCACCGGCAAACGGACCTACAAAAACATGCTCATCAAGTCCTTGTCCGTGACTACGGACAAGGACACCGAGAATATCCTGCTCGTCACCGCCGAGCTCAAGGAGATCATCCTGGCCAGCGTCCAGGCCGTGGCTGTGCCCCGCTCCCGGCAGAAGAACGGGCATAAGACCGGTGGCGTGGATCAGCGCGGCAAGCAGCAACTTGAAGAGAAGAAGGTCCAGGATGTGTCCGCTTTGGAGCAGGGCAGAAGGTTGTTCTCATGAAAACATACCGCATCCCTCTTTCGTCCGTTCCACAGTCCCTGGAAGTCAGCCTGGCCGGGACAGACTACAAACTCACCGTGCGCTGGAACGACCGCGACGAGGGCGGTTGGGTGTTGGATATCGATTTGCCCGACGACGCCGGGCACGTGCTCTGCGGCATCCCCCTGGTGACGGGTGTGGACCTGCTGAGTCCATACGGGCATCTGGGTATCGGCGGCGGCCTGGTGGTCTGGTCCGATGATCATGACGACACGCCTGGTCAGAACAATCTGGGCAACGGCGTGGACGTGCTGTTCGTCGTGGAGGAAGCATGAGTGAGGCCGCTAAGGATCGTCTGTATCTGCGCCAATGCAGCCTCATCGTGGGCGGCGATGGCCAGGGCCTTGAGCTCGGGGCGTTGCGCGTGGTCTTTGCGACGCATCACGCCGATTGCGAGACGCCAAACCATGCGGACATCCGGGTCTACAATCTGGCCGAAGAAACAGCTCGGCGCATCCGCAGGGAGTTCACCAACGTGGTGCTCCAGGCCGGGTATGAGGGCAGCTTTGGCACCATCTTTTCCGGCCAGGTCCGCCAGATCCGTCTGGGGCGCGAGAGTGGCACGGACACCTATCTGGACATCCTGGCTTCGGATGGAGACCGGGCCTACAACTTCGCCACGGTCAATACCACCCTGGCCGCCGGGTCGACCGCTACCGATCAAGTGACCACCGCCCAAAAAGCCATGGTAGCCGAGGGCGCAAAGGCCGGGCACACGCCGGAACTTGGTGGGCCGACGCTACCACGTGGGCGCGTGATGTACGGCATGGCCCGCACCTCTATGCGCGACGCGGCCCAGGCCACGGATACGACCTGGAGCATTCAGAACGGCGCGGTGCAGATGGTGCCTGTGCAGAGCTATCTGCCCGGCGAGGCCGTGGTGCTCACCTCCGAGACCGGCCTGATCGGCCAGCCGGAACAGACCAACGAGGGCATCAAGATCCGATCGTTGCTGAACCCGCGCCTGCGCGTAGGCGGACGCATCAAGCTGGACAACGCCTCCATTAAGGAATTCCGCACCGAGATCAAGGTAGGGGCTTTCAACAAGGCTCCGCGCCTGGACGATGACGGCTACTACCGCATCCTGGCCATCGACTGGCGCGGCGATACGCGCGGCGGCGACTGGTACGCGGATCTGATCTGCGTGGGCATCGACGATTCCGCGCCCGTCGGCTCCAAACTCATCGACACCAGGGGAGGACAATAATGGACCGCCGTGAACGATTCGACGACCCCGTAGAGGGCTTGCGCGCCGCCATGGATGGCCGCATGGCCGAGGTTTGGACCGCGCTGCCCGGCATCGTGCAGAGCTTCGACCCCGCCGCCATGACCGTGGTGGTACAGCCCAGCATCAAGGGCGTGCTCACCCTGGCAAACGGCACGTCCAGGTCCGTGGCGTTGCCACTGCTGGTAGACGTGCCCGTGGTGTTCCCCAGCGGTGGGGGCTTCACGCTGACCTTTCCCATCGCCGCCGGTGACGAGTGCCTGGCCGTGTTGGCCAGCCGCTGCATCGACGCTTGGTGGCAGTCCGGCGGTGTGCAGGAACCACTGGAACCACGGATGCATAACCTGTCCGATGCTTTTGCCCTGGTGGGGCCATTTTCCCAACCCCGGACCCTGCCTGGCGTGAACACCCAGGACGTGCAGCTGCGCACCAACGACGGCCAGGCGCACGTGGCCATCAAGCCCGACTACACCATCACCGCCACCAACCCTGCGGCGTCCATCGTCATGACCCCTGGGGGCGTGATCACCGGCGAGGCCACAACGTCCATTGATCTGCGGGCACCGGCGGTGAACATCGCCACCAACGCCCTGACCGTGAGCAACCTGGAGGGCGGCGGCGTGGCCGCGACCATCATCGGCGACATCACCCAGACCGGCGGCATCGTGAGCACGGGCGATCATGTGGCCGGTGGCATCAGCCAGATCGGGCATGTGCATGAAGACGTCATGCCCGGCGATGGCCAATCCGGGGGGCCGGTCTGATGCGCTACCGCAAGTGGACCGACGGCGGCACGGATATCCAGTTCGGTCCTGGTCAGGCGGACTATTGGCAAGACGATCCGCAGGGTGTGGCCCAGGCCGTTGTGAGCCGCCTGCGCTTGTTGGCCGGGGAGTGGTTTCTGGACCTGGCCGAGGGCACCCCCTACGTGGGCGGCGTGTTCGGCAAGCACACCAAGGCGAGCTATGATCCCGTGATCCGCGCGCGCATCCTGGACACAGAGGGTGTGACGGCTATCACCAGCTACGAATCCGCCTTTGACGGGGAAACCCGCAAAATCACTATCAGCGTGGTTATCGAGACCGAATACGGTCCAGCCACGATTCAGGAGGTCATGTAATGGCGCTGGTCGGCTCAATCGATAACACCGGCATCCACACCCCGGCCTATCAGGAGGTATTGGGTGAGCTGCAGGCCAGCTACCGAGGCATCTTCGGAGCGGATGTCTACCTGGAATCGGACAGTCAGGAAGGCCAGATGCTGGCCATGTTCGCCCTGGCCATCCACGACTGCAACCAGTTCGCCGTATCTGTCTACAACTCCTTCAGCCCTCAGACCGCCCAGGGT